TCCCTACTTTCAACAAGGTTCACGTGGTGAACAGAATCTGGTTCAAGACCTAATCAACGAACAGTTGAGGATGTATGGTGTAGAAGTATATTATATTCCAAGACAATATTTAACTAAAAATACGGTAATTGAAGAAGTAATTCAATCAGAATTTACTAGTGCATATCCAATCGAAGCATATGTCAATAATTATGATGGGTATGATGGGCAGGGAACACTACTATCAAAATTTGGAATTACAGATCTTGATGATCTAACTCTTATAATATCTAAAGAAAGATATGAAAATTATATTACACCTCTTATCAGAGACTTACCTAATATTGAATTGGCAACGAGACCAAAAGAAGGTGATCTGATTTATTTCCCTTTTGGAGATAGATTATTTGAAATTAAATTTGTTGAGCACGAACAACCTTTTTATCAACTCCAAAAAACTTATGTCTATGAATTGAGATGTGAACTATTCAGGTATTCTACTGAGGTTGTTGATACTGGTGTAGATGCTATTGATGATAACTTTACAGATCAAGGATATATTCAAACATTCACTACTGCTGGTGTTGGAGAAACTGCTGCAGCATTCACTGGATTGGTCAATGGTGCTCTGAATAGATTCTACATATCAGATGCGGGATATGGATATGATGCACCAATAACACTAGCAATATCTACCTCCACTGCCCCTATAGGTGCCGTAGATGCCTCTGGAATCGTTACTGGAAGGACTACCTATGGTTCTGGTGGTACTAGATTCTTAACCATTCAGGGAATAGAATTATCAAATCCTGGTGCTGGATATACTCAACCACCAATGGTTACAATAACTGGAAATAATACTGGAGTCGGTGCAGCTGCAACAGTTGGAATTGTTACTTCTGGTGCAATCGGTGTTGTTACAGTTACTTCTGTAGGATCTAACTTTGTTGATGAACCAACTATTATTTTCTCATCACCACCATCAGGATTTACAACAGCAACTGGTAGAGCAATAGTTGATTCTAGTAACACTATTAGTGCAGTTAGAATTACCAATGTCGGATCTGGATATACCGTTGCACCAACAATTACATTTGGAAATCCAAACCAAATTGGAACTGGAAACTTTGAATATAATGAAATTGTAACTGGAACTTCTGGAGTAACAGGAAGAGTTAAATCTTGGAATATTGGAACCAAAAAATTACGTCTATCAAACTTAAGTGGTGATTTCATTAATGGTGAGGTTATTACTGGTGGAACTTCTGGAGCACAACATAAAATTGTTATACTAAATACTATTAGTGATAATCCACTAGTCGAAGATAACACGTATGATATTCCTGAGGAATCATCTACTGTTGAAGAAACCAACCCATCAAGTAGTTATGACGAAAACGTCGAAATTCAATCTGAGGGTGATGATCTTCTCGACTTCACGGAAAGAAACCCATTCGGAAGAGTTTAATAGAGTCCTATCATGTTTGAATATTTTTACCACGAAATTCTGAGAAAAATTTTTATTGGATTTGGTACGCTCTTTAACGATGTTACTGTTAAGACAACTGACTCTAGCAATAATGTCACTAACAGTATAAAAGTTCCTCTTGCATATGCACCACAACAAAAGTTTTTGGCAAGATTGGAGCAATCAGAAGATCTAAGCAAAACAACTCAAATCACATTGCCAAGAATGTCTTTTGAGTTTACTGGACTTACATATGACTCTTCAAGAAAAGTAACTACAACTCAAAAAATTCTTGTCCCATCTCCTTCTGGAGACGGAACAGTTAGAAAAGCATTTATGCCTGTTCCATACAATATGTCATTTGAACTTAGCATCTATACCAAGTTAAATGACGATATGCTTCAAATTGTGGAACAAATTCTACCGTACTTTCAACCACAATATAATCTGACAGTAGAATTGGTTGAAGAGATGAATGAGAAGAGAGATATTCCAATTATTTTAGAGGGAATCTCTATGGATGATCAATATGAAGGAAACTTTGAGACTAGAAGAGCACTTATATACACACTAAGATTTACTGCTAAGACATATCTATTTGGTCCTGTTGCAAAAGATCTATCTTCCAAGATTATCAAAAAGGCACAAGTTGCTTACTATGCATCTACTACAGATGGTGATAAGAGTAACAGAGATGTCACATACTCCGTTGTCCCAGAAGCAGTCAAGGATCTTGATGCTGGTGTAATAACATCTACAACAGTGGATATCGATAAAACTGATGAAACTATTTCACTTCTTTCAATTAACACTATTGAAGAAGGTGATTTAATTCAGATCAATAAAGAGGTTATGTACGTTAAGCAAAAATCTGACAGTGAAAACAAACTTCTTGTTAGAAGAGCACAAAACAATACAACTGCTTCATCGCACGTATCTGGAACTAATGTAAATACTGTTGATGCTGCAGATAACGCATTAGTAGAAATTGGTGACAACTTTGGATTTGATGGAGAGTTTATCTAATGGCAAAATACGATGATTTAAATGAAACGTTCAATGTTGAAGAAGAAGCACTTATTGTAGAAGTAGAGGCATCTTCAGAAATTGTCGAGGAACCTAAAAAAGAAAAACCCACCAAGAAAGATGATGTAACAAATGATTATGAATATACGAGAGGTAATTTATATTCAATTATCGAAAAGGGTCAAGAAGCAATAAACGGAATACTTGAGTTGGCACAAGAAACAGAGACACCAAGAGCATATGAAGTTGTTGGACATTTGATCAAAAATGTTTCTGATGCTACTGATAAATTATTAGATCTTCAAAAGAAAATGCATGAGTTGGAGCAAGATACTAAAAAACAATCACCAACAACTGTCAACAATGCATTATTTGTTGGATCAACTGCAGAACTATCAAAACTTTTGAGTAAAAACGCATTTGATAATATACAAAATGAAACCTTGAATAAATAGACAGAAGAAGGTTTATTGAGTAACTTTACACGGAGTTGAGATGAATACAAGTCCAAAAATTAGGTTAAAAAGGTCCTTAACTCAAGGATCTATTCCTACTTTAGACCAATTAACTTATGGTGAGTTAGCCATCAATCACTATGATGGTACAGTATTTGTTCGTCAAGATACTGAAGGTGTAGGTATTTCAACCAGAGTAGTTACAGTTGGTGCTGGAAAAAGTATCGGTAACACTTGGTTTGTTACTGGTAAAGGTGATGATTTAAATAGTGGTTTATCCCAACAAGATGCTTTAGCATCTATTAAACAAGCATCCATATATGCTCAACCTGGTGATACTATTAAGGTAGCTGCAGGTTATTATGTAGAAAATAATCCGATTGTACTTAGAGATAATGTATCTGTTGAAGGATTTGAATTAAGAAACTGTTTTGTTGCACCAAACAATTCAAATAAAGATTTGTTTCAGATTAATAATGCTTGCCACCTAACAGACTTGGCATTTGTTGGTAAGGGTGCTGATATTGGTGGTGGTTCAAAGGGTGTTCCTGAAGGAGGTTCAGCTCCAGGATTTCTTGGAGATCCAATGGATAAGGATAAAGCAGTTATTGCTTTCGTTCCTTTAGAAGGTGTTGCATCTGATAGATATTTTGACGGTGCGAGATTGATCCGTCAGAATGCAGACTATATTGCAGGTGAAGCAGTTGGATTTTTAACTAGTGGATTTAGTGGTATTGCAGGATCTCATAGAGCACAGGATGCTGCAAGACTTATTGATCTAAATGCAGAATATATTGCAGCAGAAGCAGTAGGATTTATCACCAGTGTCAACTATGCTGGTGGTGCATTTACGATGTCATTTAGCACTGCCAGAAACTGTCAGGATGATATTCATGATGTTCTGGAAGCAGTTGCTCATGACTTAAGATCGGGATATAGAAACGGAACTCAAGCTAATATTGAGTCTGTTGGTGCCGCACAATCTTACTTTGTTGGAGGAGCACTAGCACACGTACTTGGTGTTGGAATTTCTGAAGCAACTATTGCTGCAATGGATCGTGCTGCTGGTATTGCAACATTTGCTATCAATAATAAACCATATGGATTTGAAACAGTTGGTACTGGAGTAACTGTTACAGCATTTAATTATACTGCAAATACTGGTGTTGCTACAGTTACAACACTAATTGGTCATGGACTAACTTCAACAGATCATGTTACTTTTTCTGGATTAGAATTTACTTGTGATGCAGAACATGCTGGTGTTACAACAACTATTTTCCCAGATGGCAGCAGTCCTTCTGGGTTCAACTTTAAGATTGATCCAGATGGTTTATTCAACACTAATCAATTTGTTATTAATGTAGGTATTTCTACAATTTCTCATAGTTATACTCCTTCTACTGGCATTGCAAAAACAATCTACCAGTATAGTACCTTTGAGCAACAGTTTGATACTGGTGCTGCTGCAGGAACTACATTACGTGGTGAAAATGTTGTTGGTAATGGTATTTGTCTCAATGTCAACAATGACATCACTGAACTAGTTGGAATTGTAACTAGTGCAATCGGTGCTGGTAATACTGATAGCCTTCCAGGTATTACAACTGGTGCTAGATTAGAACAAAATAAGTGCCGTCGTGATGTTGCTAAGATCCTAAAAGCTGTTTGTTATGACATCACCCGTGGTGGTAATACGAAAGTTGTTGGTGCTGGCAAATCTTATTTTGATGCTAATGGTAATAGACTTGCTGGCATTCTTGTAGATCCTGATGAATATGAGCAATCAGTTATTGCACTAGAATACTCGAAGGATATTTCAAGAAGAATTATTAATAACGTAAGAGATGGTTCTTATACTATTGGAACTGCATTTAGTATTAGTGGTGCAAATTACTCTCCAACTGCTGGTATTCTTACTGTTACCACCAACGTTGGACACGGACTAACATCAAAAGATACTGTTAAACTTTCTGGTCTTGGATTTAGTTGTGCTACTCACAATAATAGTATTGGTGTTTATGACTTCCAGTATGATAGACAGTCTGGTTTTAGTACCGTTATTCTAGATAACGATCATGGTCTAAGTTCTGGTGATGAATTTGAACTACGCAATCTCACATTTAGTTGTGGTGATTCTGGTACTGGTCCATCTGTCAGTGTTTCAGGAGCATCATATAATGAAGGTACAGGTGTTCTTGACTTAACAACTGGTGCAGCACACGGAGCACATGTAGGAAAAACTGTACAAATTAAAGGATTGACATGGAGTTGTGCTAGTTCTGGACTGGGACCAGTTGTTAACGTATCATCAGCAGTGTATGATGAAAATAGTGGCAGTCTAACAGTTACTACTTCAGGTGTTTCTGGTATTCATACTGGTGAAACCGTTCAACTTAAGAATCTTGAATTTAGTTGTCCTGGTGGTTCTGGTATTACTACGACAATCTTCCCAGATGGAACAAGTAACTTCATTCCAGGGTATGGTCCAGATGTATTCAGAGTTGCCACAGTAAATTCAACGACTGAGTTTGCCGTTAATGTTGGACCTTCCACTATTGCACATACCTACGTTAGTGGTGGTACTGCACAAGCAGGTATTACAACAACTGTCTTCCCAGATGGAACAAGTAACTTCGTTCAAGGTTATGGTCCAGATGTATTCTTAGTCACTGCTTCAAATGGAACCTCTACACTTTCAGTTAATGTAGGTGTATCTACAATCGCAACAACTTACGTTAGTGGTGGTACTGTGCAAGCAGGTGTTACAACTACAGTCTTCCCAGACATTCAAAGTAACGATTATGTCTTTGATGCTTATGTAGGAACTGCAGGAACTGTAATTTACACCAACGTTGGAATCTCCACCATTAGTCACACTTATGCTTCTGGTGGTGAAGCAAGAATCGGTGTTACTACTACAATCTTCCCTAATGGTGGAGTATTTGGTGATTGTTTTGAAGTTCAAGATTATGTTTCCGATACTCAGGTTAAGATTAATGTGGGTATTTCAACCTTCCTCCATGTATATGAAAGTGGTGGAACAATTCAGAAGACAAGAACTTTCAGACCAGATATTGGTCAGATTAGAGACGTAAGTATTCAGATTGATTCTAATACTGGTAATAATAATACTATCGGTAACTGTAAGAATGTTATTTCTGCGGTTAATACTGCAATTGGTGTTTGTACTGCAATTATCGAAGATGGTTTTAGGGCACTTCAAGAACCTCTATATCTAACTCCAACAAATGCTACCTACGATCCAGTT